GTTGAATAACCGTCGCCCATAAGGTCTTGAGATGCTTAAGCGGAAGTCCCCGGATAGCCTCGGCGACTATTCTTATGAAAGGTGTGTTGGTTGCGAAGGCTATCGCCCGACTTATTTGCTTCAGGTATGCGGCATTCCTGCACATTTCCTGAAACGCATCGCCGCTTGGGTCTATCTCCGGTATCTCAGCGACCTCCCTGCTTATGCGAATAAGCGTTTTAGTCGAAACCGGCTTGATTGATAGCCTAAAGCGCAACCAACCCCACCTTAATTTGAACTGCTCTCCATCTCCTGCCTCGCCAAGGATAATATTTGCAGCATCAACCTCTTTCATTCAGGTATCCGCCACTATACTCCGGAAGCTGCAATCATGTAGCTCCCTGCGAGGTCCTGAGTCAGCATCGGGGTCACCTTCAGTTCCCATGCGAACATCTTGTCACGCCCGCCGCCGCCCGTCATACGGGCAACGCATGAACCGTTGTAAATGTCCATGACATGACCCGAATCGAACACGACACGGAAAGCCTTGTCAATGGTAGTGTAATCGGTTGAAGGGGTGAATGATGCTCCGGCGACTCCCACGCCACCCTTGAAGGCTGCGTATTTTTCGAAGTCGAAATCATAGAACTGAGCGGTAAGGGTGAAGTCACCCTCCTCGGATTTAATAACCCTCACGGGTTCCTTCTTCTGGTCAACCCAGAATTTTGTCAGTGTTCCCTCGGTCTCCTCGACGGTTATAGTTCCCTTGACCGTATCGGGAAGTGGGGAGAGACTCTCCGGGAGTGTATTTGACCCGGTAGGAGTCCCATAGAACATCTGCTTGACTGCATAAATATATTCTGCCATTGTCTTCAGTAGTTAATTTGTTTCACACTAAAACGAATGTTTGAGAAGTGTTCGCTCAAGGCCGTTTCCGGGAAAATTTCCTGACTCTCAAAGTCCATCAAAAATCCGGAGGTTGTGACCTTTTGCAGTATATCCAAGATAGCGGTTGTTCCGGCCTCTAATTTGGCCAAATCGGGAATTCCCAACCCCATGTCTTTGACGTGATAGTTTACATTCACGATGCACTTTTGCATCACATCAGCATTTATGGGGAGCGAGTTTATGACTATGTAAGCCGGGTCAGCAGCCTTTGTGGGCTTTCTGAGTAAATATTTCGGCTCGGTCAGCGAACCTAAAAGCATCCTGACGGTTCCGATTATCTGCTCTGTGGAGTGAAAATCAGCCATTTAGAAATACCTTTAAATCCTCATTAAATTCCTCGATTGATTTCTGGGCTGCAATGGTCTGAATAGAGATTACATTATAGCCCTTGGCCTCCACATAAGAGGCGTAATTCATCCCGGCAATACCACCAAGGAAAATTCCCTGCTTCGGCATTTCTGCTTCAAGGTTGCGCTTGTTTTCATCGTCACTATTGGTATCCGATTGGTCATAACAATTCCCATCCTCATACAGATAGTACCCGATTGAATTGCGAAGGTTGCCCGTCCGGTCAGCATAAAAGCCCTGTCCATGAGCAGTCTCAGGGTCGCCGGGTTGTAGCCGACAATCCCTGACAAAAGCTTCCCCGGTGTACTCTAAGGCGAGCTTGATGCGCTCCTTAACTTCCGAGATTGCCCTGTTCATTTCTCCGACGAATCCGCCGAAATTATTGCTCATAGCCATAACCTTGAATTTAACTGGCCGTTTATTGCATCCTTCACTCTGCCCCTTGCAGTCAAAAGCCCCTTGGTTAATGTATATTCCGAGTCTATCGGGATAACCGTATCCATCTTGGGCAAGTAAACCGTGTAGTCGTAGCTGATTTGATTGCCGTCTGCTCCCGTTATCAACTTCCCCTCAGTATTCTTCTCAGCCCTGCATCGCAGGGTATGAGTTGTGGTCGTACCATCGGTAAACTCCCCGGTGGTTACGTCCTGTACTGGCTCAGTCTTAACGAGGACAACAATCGTATCTGGATACTGCTCTACCATCTCTGGACAAACTTTGCGACGGGTTTTGGGGTCGGTATGGTTTTGCCATACTTATCGTATATCTTATTGGCAATATCCGCTAATGCATCCTTACCGCCAAGCTGAATTGAATAACCACCCTCCTGAACGGAAGATGGGCTTGTCAGTAAAACTAAAATGCAATCGGCGTATGCCAACTCGAAAGCCGAGTCTTCACCCGTGAAGATATCCGTTGACGTCAGTCCTCTTTTGGTTAAAGCTAACTCAAAAGAAGCGTCCGCCAGCGGATATCCAACTTTAGCCTTTAAGGCGTCAAGGTTTGTCATCACGGGTTACTTTAAGCCCATGTACTGGTGCTACCTGTGTACAGGTTGAAGCACTTGTCAATAGTCGGCCATGAAGGGAAGCAGTTGCTCTCGGCTTTCGTCAGGACGGAAACCGGGTTGAATGCCCTCTGCATGGATACCATTACGTTCTGCCGCTTGGCCTGAATTACCCCATCGGGCTTTTCTATTTCCTCAGCAATCGGACCGTTGTAAAGCTGTCCGAGGTTGGTTGTGGGAACGAAAAGAACATGGGTGTCGCTCCATGGATTGGCAAGCGTGATGTTCCCGCCCTTGTCTTCGATACCGATTGAGGTCTCGATAAGGGAAATAACCGGAAGGTCGAGAGCCTTGAATATCATATTCACGGTTTCAAGCCCGGTGTATCCGAGGACTAAGCTCTGCCCCGCAATAAGCGACTTGGCCGAGTTTTGAAACTCGGTACTGCCAATGATAAGGTCAAGTGCGTCGGGGTGCATCAGCATTCTTTCGAACTTGATACCCTTCGCCCTTGCGGCCTTGAGCACTGCCTTAATGTCGGCAATGGGAGTCATTGTATCTTTGTTGCCTACCGACCAGACTGCCCCGGTTGCCACCTTTTTGTTGGCGGTCGGCATTCCGAAGTCAATGACAGACTCGTTGACAATACCCTGTGGGTTGTTGGTAACCGAAAGCTGAAGCTTGGTAAGGGAAAGCATGGTCAGAACCATCCACTCGATACGACCCATAACGGAGTCGAACACGAAGTCAACGTCATTGAAGTAATCCTCAATGACCGCATCCTGACCCCGGAGGGCTTTGGTGATAGCGTGTTCGAGGATTTCCTTCTCAGTCTTTCTCCGGGCGATTGCCGTTTTCGGGATGTCGAAGTATTTGGTCTGCATTGATTTCCGGCTCACTTCAGGAGCTTTCGCATCGTATGATATGATATAAGCGGCCAGTCTTGAGCCAGCTTCGCCAATGAGAGTTTTTCCGTCGAGAGAGCTGACAGGCTTGATTGGAAACATATCCTGCCAGTAGAGCTTCTCGTACTGCCTTGCGTTGAGGTATGAAACTAATCCGGCTTCAGTTACCCCTTCAATTATCGGTGTCTTCATGTCAGATTAGTTAAAATACGTTAACCAAGGTTTTGCTTGAAGCGGTCTGTGATGCCCCGCCCCGGAGAGCAATTTTGTACACATCCGGCATGGGATAAGTCAGGCTGTCTTCTCTGGCCGTTCCCATTGTCACAACAGGTACGTCAGCGTTGCCGTCGTATATCCATTCCGGAGATTTGATGACTCCGTTAGGAGTGTATTTCAGCGTAGCATCAGTTCCGGAGGCTGCGCCTTCGAAATACTTTGTGCCAGCCGTAACCGTGATATCGGTATTAACCGTTGCAACGTCGTAAGCGCTTTCGCTTTCGTCAATTGCAGTTATTACCGCCCCGGTAGTTCCGTCATTTAGGATGTCGCCCACCTTGAAGTGATGCTCCTTCCCAAGACGAGGTGTGGTTGACCCACCGCCGTCGATAGCCAAGGCTGACTTGCAGACCTCAGCAATACGAGTGGCGGGGTCGAAATAAACAGGCGTTCCGCCGGGAATCCACCGCTTGTCAACATTGGCGTTAGCCTTTGTGTAGTCCAAGCGACTTACATTCAAACCGGCTCCGCCGGGGATTTCATCGAGGATGTTATCCCAGATTACTTTCCGCCCACCGAAGGTATTGGATGTAATTTGCATTTTACGTTTTTATTTAAGTTTACCCTTCTCGCCCGTCTCAGCGTTTCGCTTTTCGGCGAGTTTTTTGCCAATTTCCGCCCCGGCCTCGGTTGCCCCTTCAGGCTTTGGCGGAACTGCAATTACAACCCCCTGCTCGGCAGAAGCCTGTCTGGCAACGCCAAAGTCGGCTTCAATCTGAGTAACCAGTTGGTCAATTTTGTCCTCTGACTCGACCGTCAGATTACGGAGCAATGGATTTGAGAACCATTCGGGAATCCCCTTTTCCTTGAGGGAAGCCTTAACCTTCCCGGAAAGAACCTCGTGGGTTTTCGCCTGCTCAATAGCCGTCAACTTTTGCTTACTTTCCTGAAGTTCACGGTCAATTTTATCTGCGAATGATTTGAACCATGCAGGAACGTCCGGATTTCCACCGCCACCTCCATCGGGTTCAGTTTTATCCGGCTTGCCTTTAGGCTTCCCGTTTTCATCGAGGCCATGCTTGTCAATAAAGTTTTTAACGGCACTCTTAGTGGCCTCGGTTGCCCGGCGGTCACCTTCAACTTGAAGCATTTGGGCGGATAACTTGATTGCGTCAAGTACCGGCTGCGTAATGGTTGTTTCGATACTGGCCTCGTCTGTAATGGTCTTGCTGAAGTTTTCGGCAATCCCGACGAGGAAGCTCTCCTGAACTCCCGTCAGTTTTGACTTGAGGTGGGTTAAGATTTTTTCTTTCATTGCTT